ACAAGATACTGGATACACACGGCGGAAGTTGCAGCCTTGCCATAGCCTGCCATATCATGGGCTTTCAGGCCACAATTTACGAAATAGATTTAGATTATTACGAAGCGGCGGTAAAACGATATGAGAAACATATTAAACAAGGAGTATTGGAATTCTAAAGGAGGGATAGAATGGAAAAGATACCTACTTTACAAACTTGGGAGAGGGAAATAAGGGAATCAAAGGGGGATGGTATAAAGTCGTTCTTACGAATCGGGCGCGCTTTGCAAGCTATCTCAAGTGGCAATCTGTGGGTTGGTTCTAATCACGATAGCTTTGAACACTATTGCGAGGATGTCCACGGATTTAAAAGGTCTTGGAGCTATAACCTCATTGGTGTCTGGCATATATTTGGGGAACTCCTGATTGCTGATTCAACCTTACAGGACGTAGAAATAACGCGGCTGGTTAAGTTGCTACCCTTGGCGACGGAAGCAAATAAATTGGACTTGGTTCACATGGCCGCAACCGTACCCGACGTTAAAGGTTTTGAGGCAAATTGCCGGAACTTACGTGGCCTTACGGCGGCGGATGAGGAACATGAACACGACTTCCAACCTATTGCGTGGCAGGTATGCAGTATATGCGGGAAGAAAAGAAAAAGCGAGGCATGAAGTGGGCTTGGTTAATTGCGCGGGTTGCGGGAAGAATATGGGAACCTTAGAAGGAAAGCTCAGGACGGGCTGGGTTATCCTATGTAAGGACTGCAACGACAAACGAAAAATAGCGGAGTGGATGCGTGATTCAGACAAGAAAGTAGATATGCCGGACTTTATGAAAGACATTTTTGGAAACCTTGGCAAGGAGGAATAATGAAATCGATAGAGGAAGAGCCATATACAACAGCGGGTATGATAGCACAAGCGGCCATTAATGCAGCCGAAAAGAAATTAAAGCAGATTGCCAAGAGGACGGTGGAAGATTATTCGTATTGGGGAATACAGATCACGCTTGATTTTTTTGTGCTCAGCCCTGGATTGGATGAAGTATCTAAGAAAATCAGGGTTATCGAAACACATAACTGGAATTTACCGGAGGTGACGAATGTGTAATGTTTGCCAAGATACAGGTAAAATTATTTACGGATCCGACACAGAAATAGGGCGGAGGGAAATGCCGTGTGGGTGTAAAGAAGAACAAAAACCTTATTTTGTTTATCCAGTTATGACATGGGATGAATTAAAACTGCATGGTTCGGCGCATTATCAGACAGGAGGTATAGAACCTATTGACCTTTACCGATCCGCGGGACTTTTCCGCACGTGGGCTATCGTTGAGATCATACAACATGCTTTTCGTAATAGGAACGTGGAGATTCCGTTGAATGTAAAGGACTTTGAAAAGATAATCGACTATGCTCAAAAATTGATTGCGGCTTGTAGGGAGGACAATCCATGAAATACGTTCCCGTTTCTCTTACCGAAGAAATGATATTGAATTACAAGGCACTGCCAAAACAGCTAAACGGCTGGCGGTATTATCGGATAGAGTATGGCGGTCACGCTCAGGATTGCTTTATGGAACGCCCTATTTACCTCCCCCCTCACGCCGACCCCTATATTTTAGATATGCTTTTTGAGTTGTGGCAAGAACAAAAGCCGGTAAAGAGGTAAAACAAGATTTATGAAATCCTACGGGAACTAAAAGATGGGGAGGGAAGAAGATGCCGGGAATGACAAAAGCAGCGATAATCAAAGATGCCATAAGGAGATTTAACCATTTACCAACCAGAACCATTGCAAGATATATCCTGTACAACTACGGAGAAGCGTTTGACGGGAACTTGGAAAAGATAAGAAAGGGGGTACAATACTACACGGGACAGAACGGGGAGAAAGATAGAAAACAGTGTAGGGAAATATTGCCGCATCATCCTCAATCCCTACCTCCTACATGGCGCAAGACACGAACCGTTTATCCGTTGCCCGTTGGATTGTGGCTGGTGCTTTCGGATTTACACGTTCCGTTCCATGAACCAATGTCCATAGAAAAGGCGGTCAGGTACGGTCAGATGGAAAAAGTCAATGGCATTTGCTTCAATGGAGACCTACAGGATTGCGCCTCTATAAGCTACTGGCCTTCTACTACAAAGCGTGATTTTGATAGGGAAGTAGAAGTAGTGATTGACTTTTTAGACTTTATAGACCACGAATTTCCCGATACACTAAAAGTATATAAACCCGGTAACCATGAATATAGGTTACCTCGTTTATATGCAGCCAAAGTGCCGGAACTAATAGGGTTGCCCTTGTCAGCAGTTGAGAGCGTTTTGGGTTTGGAGTATCGGGGGATAGATCTCCTTGACTATCACCAAATCGTAATGGCAGGGAAGCTACCTATCATCCACGGCCATGAAATACCTTCTTTGAGCCGTTCCGTTAATCCGGCAAGAGGGCTGTTTTTACGTACAAAGTCATGGGCTGCATGCAGCCATTGCCACACAACGTCAGAGCATACAAGCAAGAATATCCAGGGGACGTTATTGACAACGTGGAGCTTTGGTTGTCTATGTGACCTTAACCCGGACTATAACAGTGTAGGTAATGACTGGAACTGGGGTTTTGCGTTGGTAAATGTGGAGAAAAACGGGGACTTTGAATTAGTCAATCGGCGTATCCTTCAAAATGGGAAAGTTTGTTAATTACATTTCATGTGCAAAATGCAGCCCCACAGGACACATAATGCGTCTAAAATATAACAAAACGTGGACACGCTTTTATGATGTGTCGATGGCGTGGACATATTCCCTATCGGCAATAAAACGGCAATGAATCGGCATTTGTGCCGATAATATGCCACATCGGGCATTTAAAGGAGATTAAGATATGCCGGTTATCCGTAAGGAGAGAGTCAAGAGGATAGACAAAAAGTCAAAGACGGAGATTGATAAGGCCAAGCGTAAACGTCTTGAAACAGAGCTTGATAATCAATGGCGTGAAATTGCAATGGTAAAGTGGGGGGGTAAATGTTGCTGGCCTGGGTGTAGTCAAACAAGCCGTTTATCTGTCCACCATTTTTTCCATAAGAAGCAAGGCCATGTAGCGCGCTGGCATTTAGACAATGGAATGCCCCTGTGCTTTGGACATCATATCCGTCAAGTCCATGGCAGCGGTAATGTAGAACCCATCAGGGAAGCGTTAATTGAGAAGATAGGCGTTGATGTTTTTAATGCGTTGAAGGCAGCGGTTAGGGTAACGTGGAAGCCGTCAATAGAAGATATGGAAGCATTAAGAGATGTTTTCTCAGTCCAGTTAAGTGGTAAATAAAAAAGGCGGAGCCGGAGCCCCGCCGATTAGGTTCATTTAAGTGTTTGTCTTACGTCCTTTATTAGATGACGGGAAGGGCGTATTTTGTGAAACGGATACTCCATTGTATAAGCCTCTCCACAATCACAACAAGCAACACATAAATATTTGCCCGTTGCGTCTGTAGCAAACCAACTAAACAATCTATTGGGAGGGTGCTTGCATTTACTTTCTTTAATCATTTGTAACCTCCTTCCCGCCTTTTTTAGGTTTTTCGAGATACTGCTTACACATAGGGCAAGACTTAGGCTTTTCTACCCTAACAATCCATTCATGTCCGCACTTTTTACAAGTTATTCTTTCCATATTTACCCCCTATCACAAAAACGGTATGCGCTTTCTATCCTGCTTTCCTGTTTTTCAATTTCCGCCTGGAGCGCAATCTTTTCAAGAAAATCCCTATCAGCTAACAATAGTTTTGATAATCCTTCCGTGCGCCTTTCCTTGACCTGTCTCAATCCCCTTGCGCCGGAAACCCATATATCTGTAATTTCTATCTCTTCTGCGTAATCGCCCGTTTCGTAAGAACCGATACTGTCATTGTTTTGTGTTATATCCACTTCAACCAACAAGTCCAGTTCTATACTTTTAATCGTTACAGAGTATCTTATCTCCATTGTTACCTCCATGCCGACGCTCGATTTTCAATGATAAAAAATAGCTCCCAAAATTTAGCCTCATAGTCTGCATCCAGGAGAGCGCGTTTAGCTTTATAGTCTGCATACAGGGGATCGCGTTTAGCTTTATAGTCTGCATCCAGGGGATCACGTTTAGCTTTATAGTCTGCATCCAGGAGAGCGCATTTAGCCTCATAGTCTGCATCCAGGGGAGCGCGTTTAGCCTCATAGTCTTCATACAGGGGATCGCGTTTAGCTTTATAGTCTGCATCCAGGAGAGCGCGTTTAGCTTTATAGTCTGCATCCAGGGGAGCGCATTTAGCCTCATAGTCTGCATACAGGGGATCGCGTTTAGCTTTATAGTCTGCATCCAGGGGAGCGCATTTAGCCTCATAGTCTGCATACAGGGGATCGCGTTTGGAGGGGAGCAACAAACCTTCGGGCGTTCCCATAAGATAAAATTTACCCATCTTGATAGCATCCGCAATAATAGAAGGGAAATTATCTGGTGAAGAAAAGTCGGTACATTCTTTGTTTGTTCCCCTACCGTTTAGTCCGTAATAAAAATCAATAGCTCCGTGACCTACAAAATCGTTGGGTATAGTGTATTTCTGTAATTCTTTACCACGTTTTGTGTTATAAATATCATCATAGGTCAAGAATAGAATTTCCATACCTCCGTCCGCTGTTCTAACCACTTTCCACGAAATAAAGTCGCACATTATTTTTACCTCCTTTAGTAGAATATAACTAACATTAACACCATTCCCAAAAGGCAAAGCACCAGCCTGATAAATTCAACAGCCGCAATTCTGGTTGTTTCCCTTTGGGATTCTCTATTTATTTTTTCAAGTAGTGGATTATAGATAGTCATACGTCCTCCTGGGGGTATTTGTCAATGTACTGATCGTTATCTGGCCAATATGCCAGTGTTCCATCTTGGAAAATGTGTGGTTCAAAAAGCTCGGCAAATCCCCTATCAGCATCACTTATTTCATATCTAATATTATACGCTTCACTTTCAAATACTCGCTTAGCTGATTCGAGATTATCAATAATAATAATTTCTTTTGAGTAAGGGTGTTCAATGTTGCCCCTCTTCTTGCCTCTTTGAACTGTTTTGTTAGTCCATGCTCTAATTTTATAGATTTTCATTTTTATACCCCCAAGTGAATATCAATTAAAACTGCCCTTTGGCAGTCCGCTGGTAAATCCGCAAACTTAATTCTCTTTTTAAACGACCCGCCTCTGCCAGAATAAGCAACATCATTCAGCATCATTTTACCATGTTGCCCAAATCCTTGAGGATGAAACGGTGCTGCATTCATTGCCAAGTAGGAAACCTTTTCCGTATCTTCTAAAAATACAACTGTATATCTGTCCATAAACTTATCCCCATCATCCCAGCAGGAAATGGGGTCGCCCCCCGCGCGGGGCTGTTAATCGTTAACGCCGTAATTGGCCTCTCGCGCCGCCTCATTAAGCTGGCGGCGATACATCACGCTCGGATCGCTACTGTAATGCCCGCAATCCCCGTGGCACCAGGACTCACAGGCAAAACAAAAACCGCTGTCGATCTTACGCTGTATATCGTCAGCCTCTGCCTTGCGGTATGCGGCGGCTCGCTCGTCCCTCGTTGTCCACTTGTCACGGGCGACGGTGATCTTGCTCAACAACTCGTCGTCTGCCTGGTTAGGCTGGTCAATGTCGTGGCCAGTCGTCAGGAGGTGCTTGCACTCCGCAAGTATCTCGGCGTCAGGGCGGGTAATGTCTCCTACCCACTCACAAGCAGAGTAATCGCCCCAGCCGCAGGAGGATAAGTAGATTTTGACCGTCCGGGCGGTGATGATGTCCTGGGCCGCCTGTGCAGCAGCAATCATATCCGCCACTGCCTGCCCCTTGTCGGGGGGCAAGCATAGGCAATCCATCATCCAATACCCCTTATACCCCGCCTTGTCCACGTTTGCTCGCGTATGGGGTGCCTGCTTGTCCGGCGGGTAAGGTGTGCCGGTGATGCGCTTACCGTTGATCACGGTCTGCGCTGAGATATGCCCGCAATACTCGCGTGTAGTGATCTCAATCTCTGTGCCATCTCTTAGGGTGTGCTTAATCATGTCAATCCCTCCATTTTTTGGCGGCAAAGTGGGCACGTGTTGATTACGCCCTCTGCGCACCTCCACCACATTAATAGTTTTTTCATCTGCTTCTCCCCGTTTTGCCGATTTAATTGTTTATTATCATCATCATCTCTATACTATATAGGGTGAGAAAACCGTGCCAAAAAATGTGGATAACTGCCAAAAACAGTGGATAAACTGTTGATAGAAAAGCAAAAAATTCTGGAAAGTCTAATGAAATCAATATCGATAGCGGTGTGTGGATAACTATTTTTCGAAGCATGAAAATAATTCAAAAATCCAGTTAACTGGACTAATAGTGCCGCGCCGGATCCGTGAGGACAAGTGCACACACAACTAACACCATTGGATTAATAACCATATATCATCTATTATATATTGCAGCACACCAGGACTCGATGATCCTGTACGCCAGGCATACCAGGCAAGGGTTCAAAAAAGACCGCGCCGGATCGCCGTGAGGCCAGATAAGTACATAATATCTCTTTACTCTTAATAAGCACTCCTATCATCCCCTACTATACTATCCTCGGGTCTCAATAACCAGCCTACCAGATTCATTTTTGCAAGCAACTGGATACTTTCTACCCACATCCTGCAGGTATAGCACACTGTGCATAACCCCGTTTTGCCTGTGCATAACTCTGTGGATAACCATGATATGTAACAATAACAGCTACATAGCAGCAGCATATGTGCCGGATAAGAAGTATTATGTAAACTTGCCCTGTGGATAAGTCGTCCCCCCCCCTATCCCCCATAGTCAGGATTACACCGGGCGTTGAAATGGATTGAAAGTCTCACCTACGCCCTTGATATGGGTTTCAAAATCACGGGGTATGACGGTGTACACAAATAACCATTGACAATATTTAGTGGGGGTGGTATTGGGATAGGTATGAAAACGGAGCAGATGCATATTAGGATGACTGGTGAGGAGATGGAGCGTTTGAGGGAAATAGTTAAGGGATACGGGGGTATAACGAAGTGGGTATTGAGGAAGATGGAGGAGGAGTGTGTATCGAGACGAGGGGAAGCAGCGGGATGCGAACAGGGCGGCGGCGAAAAAGTATAGGTTGCGGGGTATGACGGAGCAGGGTATGACGGAGCAGGGTATGACGGAAGTGGTTTTGGATTCGGCAATTCCCTGTAGGGTAGTAAAGACAGACGATAGGCCAAAGTTGGATTTGGAGAAGGATTTGAATTTGGATTTGGCGAAGGATTTGGGGGTGAGTAGTTGGAGTGAGCAGGGTATAGTGATATTGCCGGAAATAACGATTACCCAGGTGAGGAGGATCAGGGATTTGGTTGGTGCGAAGAATGGTTGGGAAAAGAGGGTATATATAAATTAAGGAGGTACTATGAGTCCCCTTCGTAAAGGTAAGTCAAAGAAAATTGTGTCCGAATGCAGCAAAAATAAATTCTTTGGAGGAAAGAAATGACGCAATTAGATCAAATACATTGGTTAATTTATCTGACATTTTCATTCCTCTTGTTCAATATATCTTTTACGGGATTTATTGTTGGTACATGTATGGGGTTCATTATTTTTTATTTCACACAACGTAGAGATAACCCGCGCCGCCGCGGCTAAGCGGGAAACCACAACCCGAAACACGGCGTCGGGTTGAATGAAAGGTTATGTAAAGGAGGTACTATGAGCCCGCTCAAGAAGGGTAAGTCAAAGAAAATTGTGTCGGAGAATATTTCGGAGTTAATTCACTCAGGCCGCCCCCAAAAAGAGGCGGTTGCAGCCGCTTTTAATAAGGCAGGGAAGACAAAGAAGAAAGGGAAGAAGTAGTGCCGCCTCGCAACCAGAAGATAGATACCCAGCGGATGATGTCTATGTTGCGGGACGGCGAGTCCATCAGGAGCATAGCCAAGCATTTTAATTGTACCGTCAATGCTGTATGGACAATGAAGAAACGGGAGGAGGCGCGCCTTGCCGCCATACCCGATGTGGCGAAGTCTGAATTGTCGTGTGACAACATAAACACCGTGCAGCAATTGAGGGTGATGAATGACACCATCCTTGATGAACTGAAACGGTGTCGCCGCTTGATAGACAGGCAGGATTCCATTGAACTGGAAAAGGAAAAGCTGGAAGACCAAATCAAGAAAGATCCAAAGAACACCGATTTAGTTACGAAGTTGAAGGCAATGGGTTATTCGAGATTAAGTGACATCCTTAAAATACAGTCGCAACTGTTTGCTATTTCGGCGGAAGTCAGAAAGCAAATCGAACTTCAGGTAAAAATCTATGAGACGATTTATAACGTCCGGCTGGTGGCGGAGTTTCAGGAAGAAATCCTTGAGGTATTGAGGACAGTGGAACCTTCGATCCGTGAACAGGCTATAAGGAAATTAAAGGAACGCAGGTCTATAAGGGGGTTGATGAGGATGGATAAATGACCAACGCCGATCTCCGTAAGGCCGAACTGATGAACAATCTTCTGTCCTCCCTCGATGCTGCATTTGAGGTAGAGGAAGAACAACGCCCTGACCTCGGAACATGGGCGGTAAAGAATCAGATACTGCTTGATGGCCGGATGTTTCAGTTTAAGAAACACGAATACCTGATAGAACCATATAAAGACGAACATCCATTCCAAGTGGAAATAAAAGCCGCCCAGTTGGGTCTTACCTCTAAGGCACTCTTAAAAGTCCTCTATGGCTCCCGTTATGGGAAATACAAGGGTATCCTGTACCTGTTCCCCTCGAAAACCGATGTAACCGACCTATCTAAGGGACGGCTTGACCCTCTCCTTGATGACAACCCGGAAACCATAGGTTCGTGGCTGAAGGAAACAGACTCGGCGAATATCAAAAAAGTATGGAACAGTTATCTCTATCTACGTGGAATGATGAGTAAAATAGGATTAAAGTGTCACGATGATAAAACCGAGGTATTAACAAGAGCGGGATGGAAGAATTTTGCGGAAGCAACAATGGATGATATGTTCGCAACCCTTAATTCTAAATACGAAATCCAATATCAAAAACCGGTAAAGATATTCTGTTATCCACACCAAGGGAAAATGGAAAAGTTTTTGGTTGATGATGTTGAATTATGTGTTACTGGAAACCATAGATTGATGTTGTTATATGGTGGATATAGGTATTGGACAGATGCGGGGCTTGCGAATTATTTAGAGATTAGGCCAGACCTTCTTTTGGTTAATGGAACAACAAGGGTATTACCCATATCAACTAAAGAAGATTATAATGGGTATGTTTATTGTGCCTCTGTTCCCGCTGGAAATCTTTGTACCAGAATTGGTAATTCAACAGGCGTTTGGAGTGGAAATTCTGTTCCGGTGGACATGATAGTGTTTGACGAACTTGACGAGGCTCCCCAAAAGGCCGTAGATATGGCGATGGAAAGGATGGGACATTCCGAGATAGGGGAGGCATTATTCCTCTCGAACCCCACCATGCCTGACTATGGGATAGATAAATTATGGCAGTCGACAGATATGCAGTACTGGTTGCTAAAGTGTCCCAAATGCAATCATTATACCAATATGGTAGAAACCTTCCCCGATTGCCTAAAGGTTGTCAAGAACAAGACGTTCAGGGCGTGCGAGAAATGCCACTCGGAACTCAATCCATCCGTGGGACAATGGGTGGCGAAACGACCCCATATCAAGGAACGGAGGGGCAGGCAGTTTTCACAACTCTTTTCTCAGTCCAAGACAACCGAACCCGAAACAATGCTTCAAACCTATCTGACGACAAACAACATAACAAGTTACATGAATTTGAAGGTGGGGGTGGCTTATGTCGAAGCTCAAAACCGTTTATCTGTTCAAGAGGTTCTCGATTGCTGCGGCAATAGGGGGATGGCGAGTGAATCTGAGACTGGCACGTTTATGGGCGTTGACCAGGGAAATTTTCTCCATGTTGTCATCGGTAAGCAGAGCGAGGAAAGGGCGGGAGAAGTTATCTATCTTGGAATACACAAAGGGAACAATTCCAAGAATGTCATGGACGAAACGGGATGGATGGAACTTGATGCGTTAATGAACAGGTTTAGGGTTGTCCGGTGCGTGGTTGATGCTTTGCCGAACACAAAGTTTGCCAAGAACTTCGCTAACAGATTTAAGGGCAGGGTGTTTGTGAACTACTACAACGAGTTTCAGAAGGGTAATATCAAGTGGATCGAAAGGGACTTGATAGTTCAGGGGAACCGGACGGAAACACTGGTTGCTTCCCATAACCTTATAACCACACAGAGCGTCATCCTGCCAAGGATAACCGAATTGACGAGACTGTTCGCCACCCAGATGCACAATGTAGCCAAGCGTCTTGAGGTTGATGAAGAAACCGGTTCCCAGAGATATGCCTACCTGAGATTGGGGGATGACCACTTTAGACATGCCTTTAACTATTTTACAATGTGTTTACAAAATACACCAAAATTTATGTTTCCTGAGCTGATGTAATGAGGAAAATTGCCTGTGGGTTAGTGTGGCCGGACAAAGGGATGCCAGCTTATTACTGCATCTTATCTGAACATACGGGTGATAAGACGGTAACGTTCGATCCTCTATCCCCCCCCATCCAAATTCTACAGGAAGGGAAAGCGGAAACCATATCTGAGTTAAGAAAAACTTTCAAGGCTTTACCTAAACAGTATCTAAAAACCATCTATACCTACGCAGAACCAAAGTATGCCAACTATGTCCGAGATTTTAACCGTTGGAAACGCGATGAAAACGTGGATGCAAGACTGGTAAACACAAAAGCGACATCATTTGAGGCCTCAATCTTGAAAATCAAGGAAATTATCAAGGACAACAGACTCAACTTCCCGTTTCAATCAGCGATACGGCAGCAATTAGCGTCTTTTTCAATAGAAAGTCTGAAGGATGAATCCCATTTCTATGCTGTCAGGGCACTTTCCCTTGTAATTTGGGCTTTTGACAAACGAAAGCCGGACACAGAAGCAGAAGTGGTTCCAAAGTTGAACTCATGGTGGTAAAATAACTCTTGACATTATGTAAACTTCTTGTATAATCTTCGTAAATCGCTCTATCTTGAGCGTAACCTTCCGTTTCGGTGTGCAGTAAATGGACAATGGTGTTTTACCCGTTTATTCCGCTGAAGAAATCACACAAAGAGACATAGACAGCCAGAAAATCCAACAAGAAGCCGAAAGTGTGGTTGAAAACCTCAAATCTTCGCTTATTGATGAAATAAAGTCAAAGTGGGAAGCCGCAAAAGAGGCAAAGGTTGAAATCGAACTCCAAATGCTGAAGAATATCAGGCAGAGAAGTGGAGTTTACGATCCGGATAAGCTTGCACAGATAAAAAGTGTTGAACAGCCGGAGATATTCCTGAATGTTACCGATACCAAGTGTTATAACGGTATTGCATGGATAAAAGACATTGTTGTTCAACCTTCCTTGCGTATCTTCGGTATTGACCCCACACCCATTCCAGAACTTCCACAAGAAATCAAAGAGCAAATAGTGCAAGGAGTAGTACAGCGTTATCTTGAACTGGCTGTTTCACAAGCCCAACAGGTAGGACAGATGATCCCATCCGACCAGTTGAAGGCTTTGATAGTCGAACATTCAGAAGAAATTCAGGATAAAGTCCGCGAATCCATCATCAAGAAAGCCCGTAAGATGGCGGATGAGTTGGAAGACATGGTGGATGACCACTTTACAGAAGGTGGCTTTTATAAGGCTCTTGAACAGGCGATAGATGATATAGTTGCCATTAAGAACGGGTTTATTAAGGGTCCCATCTTCCGTAAGGAACGAGTCCGCAGAACAGTTAAAGACCCTGCTACCGGAAAGATTTCTAAGGTAATTGAGGAAAAGATAATTCCCCAGTATGACAGGCGTTCCCCGTTTAACATATTTCCCTCCCCCCACTCTGTTTCGATAGATGGCGGGTATCTGTTTGATATCATATCCCTCCGCCCCCGCCAGTTGCATGACCTGATAGGTCTTGAAGGGTTTGACGAGGGTGAAATCAGGGAAGTCCTGAAGGAGTTCCGGGGCGGTGAGTTAAAGTATGACTGGCTTGGTTTGACTACCGAGGCACTTGAGGGAATGGGTGAGGAAATTGAGGACAGTTCCTTTAAGCCAGAAACCATTTATTGCCTTGAACTATGGGATGAGCTGCACGGTGAGGATTTGCTTGAATGGGGTATGACTCCCGAAGATATTCCCGACCCTGAAAACGACTATCCTGTATGCGTGTGGATGATAGGTCGGCACATCATAAAGGCGATGTTGAACTATGATAAACTCGGCAGGAAACCATACTCTACTACCGGGTTCAGAACGAACAACGATTCCTTCTGGTCTACTCCAATTCCCGAACTGATTTGTGATTGCCAGCAGGTATGCAATGCTTGTGCCAGAAACATACTTGCAAATATCGGGATGGGTGCTTTGCCGATGGTAGATTTGAATATTGACCGATTGGAGCCAAACGCTTCTCGAAAGATATGGCCGGGACGTATTTTCCCGACAACGGATGAACAAATGGGTTCCGGCAGTAAGGCAGTGAACTTCTACCAGCCCCAAATGGTTACAGAACAGTTAATTAACGTATATCACACATTTTCAAGGATAGCAGACGAACATTCCGGCGTTCCCGCCTGGACTCACGGAGATACTCAGGTTGGGGGAGCAGGGAACACAAGTTCGGGGCTTAACCAGTTGATAACACAGGCGGCAAGGGGGATAAGGTCTGTTGTCCGAAATATCGACCTTGATCTTGTTGTTCCCTGTCTTGAAAGACATTATGACTACCTGCTTGATAACTTCGATATTTACGGGTTAATGGGTGATTATAAAGTGTCCGCAAAGGGAACCGCCGCGCTTCAGGCAAAGGAACAGTCCGCAATGCGGAAAACAGAGTTCCTGAACTACACGGCTAACCCGATTGATGTCCAGTTAATTGGAAGCGAGAATCGCCGTAAGATGTTATTTGAAGTTGCTAAGAATTTAGGGATTAACCTTGATG